ATATGAGAATTAAAGCGCCTGAGTTATTCGACATCGACGCGTTCGACTTTCCAACACTAACGCATTGCGACAAACACGATGTGAAATGGATTGACGGAAAGAGCAAACTAAACATCGGTAAGTTATCAATCTTTCACGGACACGAATTTGGAAAGCAATTCCTACCTTCGGTTAACGTAGCGCGTGGGTTGTTTATGAAGACAAAAGTAAGCGCGCTTTGCGGACATCATCACCAGACAGCAGAACACAACGAGCGCGACGCTAACGGTAAGTTTATTACTTGTTGGGGTGTTGGTTGCTTATCTGAATTATCTCCTGACTACAACCCTTATTCGAAGTACAATCACGGGTTCGCAATAGTCGAGAAAGGTATCAATGGAAACTACAGCGTAAAGAACCACAGAATACACGAAGGAAAAATACTATGAACAGAAATATACTCGCAGCATTACTGTTGTTTTTTGGAACTTCAATCCTTTGGTTGCTACTTTGCTGGCATTGGTGGGGAAAGAAAGATTCAAAAGACTTACACGTTGAACTTCAAAAACAAGATAGCGTTATCAATTACAACGCAGGGGAATACCAGATGCTACTTGAAGAACAATTAGAACTACAAGAACAAATTGCTTACTATGAAAATGCTCAACTTACAGCCAAAACCACCTATAAAAGAAATCGTTCTGCTATTGTTATTCGAGATACTATTACTCGCGTTGATGTTATCCGTTTGGTGAACTCATGCGATAGCGTTATTGCTTCCGATTCGCTCGTTATTGACAATCTCAAAGAACAATTAAACATCGAAGAACAAAAGATTGACAACTTGCAAGAAGTCGTTGGAGCTTATGAACAAAAGACGGTGTTGTTGAGCGAAGAAATAAACACTTTGAATGCTGATAAAAAGAAATTGGAGAAACAAAAAAAGCGCAGAAACCGCGCCTTAGTTGTTAGTTCGTCCGTCGCTATTTTGTCGACGTTTGTTCTGTCAATTTTACTTTAGATTCTTCAACGAAGAACTTCAAAGAGAACTGGATAGCTTCGCTTAAAAAAGTGTTGCGACTATTCTCTCCACGTTTCTCGTCTATCTCGTTCCACAGGTCTTTGTGTAAGTACACGCAAATTCCTTTTTTAGTTTTGCTCTGCGCCATTTTCTTCTTTTGTTTTAGTCATCATTGAACCAATCATAAGCGCAAGATAGATTTTCTCTTTTGCGTTCAAGTCTTTCCGCTGTGAAAGTTCCAGAAGAATATCTCCGAGAATCTTTCCTTGTTGGAAGTAGGTTGCGATTGAATTAACGATTTCTCGTTCGCGCTCGTATGTCATTTTGAGCGTTTCGTAAAGTGGTGTTTGTTTCATTATGCTAAATTATTAAATTGTTTTTATCCGACAACGTATTGTCCATAACTTGGATTGAGTTCGAAGTACATACGCATCATTATAGCGTCGGCAACGTCTGGACTGATTCCTTCGCGGTTCTTGATTACGTCCTTCGGAGTTACCATAAGTTTTCCGTCAACGTCTGCGCGGTGTCGTTTAATCATTTCAAGCTCACGAACTATCTGTTCTTTGCGTGTACTGGATAAGATAGTGACCTTGTTTTCTTCGACGTACTGAGCGAGTTTGTAGTAACATTCGCTTTTTAAGTTTTGGTATTGCGGATGCTTTGGTTTAGATCCATTTTGAAAACCTACGCACTTCAAATAATCAACCGCTCCCGCGCCAATTCCATCTTCATCTGCGATAACATTTTGAAGAAGAATTGAGTGGTCTTTCATTACAACACGAATCTTGTTCACCACTTCGTCAATAGCGGCTCTATTCAACTCAATAATGTCAATGATAGTTAGACCTTCCCAAACGCAGATAATCGTTCTATCCTTACCGAAACGCGCAATGTCGGCTGTGATATATTTCTTGCCTTCGTTTATTACTTCGTTCCTAAACATTCGAAGCAAGTTCTCCGTTTGAAACAACTTGTCGCTATCATCGTCGAACTCCCAGTTACCTTCCAAAAGTCTTTTGCGGTCGTATTCGGGAAGGCGACGCAACGATTCAATGTAAGCAACAGGAAGGAAGGGATTGTCTTGCGGTAACGCTTGCACGAACGCGCGGTGTGAAGGCAATTCGTTGCGGTTGTTCTTCATGTAGAACTCGTTATACAACCAACCCTTCGAAGGATTACAGGACAAGAAGCCTTTCGGAATAAGACCGAACTCGTTCAATTTGTAACGGCAACGAGAGTGAACAATGCTGACCGCCTTTGCGGTTACTTCGGAACATTCGTCAATGAAGTAGTCTGTGATTTCTAACGATCCAAGTTGGTCGAAGTTGGGGTTTGAGGGATAAGTGAACAGGTCTTTTAGGACAATTTCGCTTCCGTTAAAAAACTTAATTATGTTTGATTGCCCGTTGAAAGTGTAGTGTTTGTCTGCAACTAAACCAAAGTCTTGCGCTGTTTCAAAGAACGTGTTTAACGTCGTCTTTTTTAACGTGTCTAATTTGCTTCGTCCAATAAGAGAACGCGTCCCTGCGTACTTCAAACGGCGTTGAATCTGCCACATACAACCGAACTTCGTCTTGCCACCACCTGCCGCGCCACCGTATAATAACTGTTCAACGATGCTGTCGGTATTCAAGTAGTTCAACGCTTCAACTTGACGCGGCAGGTATTCGGGTTTATATGGTTGCATTAAAATAGTTTTAGTTGTAGTTTTTCTAACCTGTCCATTTCAGCAATTACCTTGAAAATTTCATAGGCTACTTGTGGAACGATTGCATTGCCGTAACCCTTTATTGATTCTTGTCGCCATTTAGGAAAGGTAATTCCGTCCAGTTCGGTGGGAATCCCATCATCTCCGCCACAAATCGGGGATTGAGTTGGGAATCTTTCGAATGATAGTTCTTCTCTCCCTCTTCCATTTGACAATAAATTGATTTCATTGATACTCTTCTCGTTGGAAAATTGTCCAATGAGTTCGGAGGATACGCTCCCTTTGAGTCGCTCACTGTTGGAGTTGAAAGAAGCCCCATGCTCAACATTCTCGGAAGTGTCATTGAGTACATTGATCCCTCTTTTACTTGGCTGCTCTTCATTGTTGCACTCGCATTCGTGCTGTCGAATACTGTCGGAGTTGGTAGCAGTCCCAAACTCGCTTTCCCACTCAACATTGATGCTGTTCCGTCCGACCTCTTCTGACCTTTCCAATCTCCCGCTATTGGAGTAGGTAGCATTGTAAGCGACGAACCAAACTCTATCTCTTCGGTGTGGCGCACCGACGGAACAAGCTGGCAATAATATCGGTTGTACGGTGTACCCTTGATTTTCCAAGTCAGTACACACTTCTTCGAAGACCACTCCCCCGTTCCAATTAGTAAGTCCACGAACATTTTCGCCCACAACGTAGGTTGGCTTAATCTCTGAAATGACTCTGAGCATATGCGGCCAGAGGTGTCGCTCGTCCTCTTTCCCAAGTCGCTTACCTGCACTTGAGTAGGGTTGGCAAGGAAATCCGCCTGTGAGTATGTCAATTGCTCCTCTGTGAATAGAGAAATCTGTCTTTGTGATGTCTTCATAACTGATTGAGTTTGGAAAATAATGACTTAAAACTTTGCGTGGAAAAGGCATCCATTCGCAGTGAAATATGTTATCCCACTCCATCCATTCAGCAGCTAAATCAAAGCCACCTATTCCGCTAAACAACGAGCCGTGATTCATTGCTTCGACAAGTATAATTTGTACAACTCACGCATTCCTTCAAAGCGAATTGATTCCTTCAGCAACATTCTTTTTCTGTCGCTCATTCGCTCAACCATTGACTGAACGAGCTGTTGTTCGAAATAAATGTTCTTCTTCGCGTTCGCTTTGCACAGTCGGTATTCTTCTTCCGTGAAGGTGTCAGCGTTTATCTGTTTGCTTTCTTCCAACCACCTCATCAAAGACACCGCACGAATTTCAATTACTGTGTACTTTCCTTTTTTATAGTTGTGCAAATCTTCTGCTAACATTCTTCTCCAGCTATCGTCGTTTATCGCCATTTCTTTTTCTTTTAGTTGTTTTGATTCTTGTTCTTTTGCTTCCGCGATTTCATTTTGAATTTGCAGGTTGGCCTTGTCGCGGTGTGGTTTGTAGTGCGTCAACACGTCACCAATAAACACTACGCTCAATGCTCCAAAATGTTCGCATTTCTTTGACAGTTCATTCGCAGCGTTTAGTTCGAACGCTAAGTTGAAGTGTTCGAATGTAACCCAACGAAAGTGCTTACCTATAAACTCATGCAACATTTGCAACAGTTGCGCTTCGGGTAACGCGATGCCGTACATAGCGCACACCTTTGAGCAAAGTTTAACGAACGCAGGTAGTTCGTAATCGGCAACGAACGCGCTTTCACGCTCCGCACGATCAACCCTTTGTGTAATGCTGAGCGTCGTTGAAGATGCGTTGCGCAGCATCGGAATCGAATTTTCCATTTTTGATTTTTGTTGTTTGGTTTGTAGTTACAAAAGTAGACAAGTCCCATTTACGAACGGCAGCCTTCCAGTCTTTCATTTGATTCCTTCCGACCTTCCAACCGTTCGCTTCGTAGTGAGCGTGGAATTTCTCTGTGAACTTCAGCGCGTCGTCGTTGCTTAGTTTCTCGCAAGCGTATTCAAATATCTCGACAACCGTTGGTTTCTTAAATGGCGACTTCTTTTCTTTTGCTATTAGCGTAGATGCTGTTGGAACGGACAAGCGAATAAGTATGTCGTTTATCTTTTGTTCCTGTTCCTTCATTGCTGATTCGAGAATCTCAATTCTCTTTTTGAGTTGTAGTATTAACATCATTTTATTTTTAGTTTAGTCCCACCCTTCGCCTTTTGCATCGTCGTCTGCGTCGTCCCAGTCTTGACAATCGAAGCACACTTTAATTTCTCCGTCGTCGTCGACGAGCTGATACGCATCGTCCCAATCGGCAAGTTGTTGGTCGCGCAATACTTCGTCTACGCGTTCTCCGAGTTCTTTGCTTTCGCAGTTCGGACAAAAGATAAGTTCTGATTTCATTTTTTTAGTTGTTTTTTAAGTTTGATTTCTTTTTGATGTTCTAAATGCTCGACAAATTTAGTATAAAACTTCATTGGTTTAGCATAACCCATATCATTTAAGATGTAACAGATTCTTTCGACGTTGGCTGCGTAGTTCTTATCACACTCAATCTGCCAGCTTACTTGCTTCACTCCGTGCATAACCGTCGCGTGGTCTTTGCCGTAATGCTTCCCGATTGATTCATAGCTTTGCAGGTAGCAAGGACGAATAAGAAAGAATATCACTTGTCGTGCCGTTACAATCTCACGTCGTCGCGTTGGTGTGTACAATTGCTGCGAAGGTATTCCCAATACGCTGCAAGTAATGTCTTCCAATGCTGACCAAAACATTTCACGTTCATTCTCCAGTTCCTGCTGAATCTTTATTTGCTGCGTCGTTAATCTTTCGTATCGTGGCGTTAGCATGAGCCACAATGTTTCGAAGCGTTCCATGTGTCTAAAAGGAATCATGTCAATCATCTCTTGTCTAATCTGCTCGTTAGTCATTTTCTTCGTTTATTAATTTGGTTGGTGTAAAGGTGCTGAATACTTCTTCGCGAGAAAGACCTGTGTGAAGGCAAATGTTGTTGAAGTCTTTGATTCTCATTCGCTCTGGATGCGTAACGTAAAGCCTTGCCGTTGGATCGCTAATTCTAAGAACATTCTTGAAGTTAGCCATTGTCTTGAAGTTTATCTTGACAAGGCGACCGAACGGAGTTTTATAAATTGCTTTATTCATTTCTTCAATAGTGGTTTAATCAACTGCTCTTTCTTCTTGTTGTCGTCGTGGTTCGTTCCTCTCAACTCAACGTTGTGTTGCTTAACCAAACGTGCAATGCGTGTGATGTTGTCCGCGCTGACGTACTTTCCGCTTTCATACATAGCAAAGAAGTTGCTTGTTATATCTTTGCGTTCGTCGAATTGTTGTTCCCAAACTTTCACGCAAAGCGCTTTATTATTGTTGCGGAGAAATTTGTACTTCTTCAGTAGTTTCTCAACGCGGTTTTCAAGTGTTACTAATTTTTTCATTGTGTTTTGATTGTATGGTTTTTGAAATTAGAGAGGGTATATTTCAACCCTCTCATATTAATTTAGAACGGCATATCGTCCGTGTCGTCCGTGTCGTCCGTTGACTGAACTAAACCGCTTTGTTCCAACATTGCCTTCGCTTTGTTCATTTGATCCGCAGCGCGGTCTAAACGTTGGCTAAATTCAGCAGAAGAACTCACTTTGTTTTGTAGCCACTCTGGAAGCATCTTAAAACGAAGGTCGAAGTCTTCGCTGTCATAGTCTAAAAGAAACGCGCTGTTAACTTGTGGTGGGCAAACCATTCCTTTAGCAAGTGGTGAAGCTCCTTTCAAGTCTGCATAAGTGCGTCCTGTGTTTGCGGTGCGGTGCATTACGCTCACCATTGCTTCTTTACCTAACAAAGTACCAATGTCGAATTTAGACGCGTCAGAATCGCTCATTGACTTTCCTAACCACGATTGAACGAAGGCGCGTAACCCACTCTTTTCGTGCATCGACAAAGTAAAGTCGCGACCAATTGAGAACGGTTGTTCGCCTTTGCCGAAGTCAGCGGTTTCAAGTGGTAGTTCGAACACCAGACGAACCTTGTTAACGAGTTTCTCTTCGCCTTGATAGGTGTCGACTATCGTTCCGATGTGAATGATTTGGTAGCAGCGTGCTACGTGTGTTCCTGCGGGTACTGTTTGACCGCCTGTGCTGTTTGTTTGTTGGGCAATTATGCTCATGTTGTTGTTTATTTGGTTGTTATTAAATGAATTCAAATATGTTTCGAACTTTATAGCGAGTTCGTGGTCGCTTTCGATGTGTCGCAACTGGCTGTCGTGAATGTCCGACTGCTCGTTGATTCGCTTGAAGTAACCCATTATACTTTTTCGTCAAACATTTCTGTGTCAAAGTGAAATGATATTCCGTCCTTTTCAAGTCTTACAAACTCAAGGTCGAAGTTTGGTTCATCTTTTCTCCAGAAGCGACCACGCAAATGAATGGTGTACATATTGTCTTGATCGTCAATAAATACAAGGTGTTGTTTTTCATCAACGTCAAACCATCCTGTTTCTTCTTCGTGGTAGTTTAAAGCAATTGATTTGATTCTTTCGTTGAGCGTGTTCATATCGTCTTTGGTAAAGCAATAAGAAACGCGTGGGCAATAAAATGATTTCATAGTTATTTGATTTTAGTGATTACAAATGTATTCAATTAAGTTGTCGTTCCAACGCGCTTCTGAAAGTTTTTGACATTTCTCGATGTTGTCAGCGACCTCGTTGTGTGTTAGGTTGTAAGCGTTCGCTGAGGAATAAACGCAAACAAAGTTAGATTTCTTGGTTTGGTTCTGGTAGTTCTTTCCAAGATGCTGAATCAAGTTTGTTGAGTAGTGGTTCAAGTTCGTCAATTCGACTTTGTACAAACGTATCCCAAGCCAATGTTCCATTTCTCTTATTACCCCAATTATTTTGTGCTTGAAGAATTGCGTCAACGATAAGGAACACATCTTGTTCGAATAATAATGGAGTGACATAAAGGTTTTTTTCATTGTTCATTTGATTTGTTGGTTTTAGATTTCTTTTGTTTCTAAGATTGTTGTTGTTGGTGTGAACGTAGCAGCCTTTTCAAATTCTTCTTTGGCTTCTTCGTATGTCTTTTTGTTGGCAACGTAAAGTCCGTCAACTCTAACCCAATAGATTGTTTCGTTGTACTTTACTTCTTCGATTAGTTCTACTTTCATTTGTTTGTTGTGTTTGGGGTTTGTTCTAAGATTCTTGTTTGTTCGTCAATCGTTCCTGCGATTAACATTCCTGCGAATAGTATCGCGATGTAGAGTAGTGTTTTTTTCATTGTATTAAGAGTATTGAACGATTTCGATTTCTATCTCTGGCTTATTGCCTTCGCAAGATGCGTAGTACATATCCTCGCGTACTTCAAGTGAAAGGTCAGAAGCGTGTTCCATTAAGCAATTGATTGCTTTGTTCTCGTCATTGAATTCGTAAGACCAATTTGTTGTTACTTGTCCTGCGATGTTTGTTGTTTTTGTTACTTGATACATAGCTTTGATTTTTATTTGGTTTTAAGTAAATTGATTTGAACATCTATAAGTTCTATTTCAATAAGTAGCATTTGCTGAAGAGAAGTAAATGAAATGCGATTTAACGCATCTTGACATTTCTCTTTTTCTAATTGAAGTTCTTGAATCTTTTCAGAGATGAAAGATTTTGATTGTGGTGTTAATTGCTCCATAATTGTTTTGTTTTTGTGTATCTTTGTTTGTTGAGTACAAATCTATACTAAACTTTTGAATACACAACAAAAAAATGAAAATAAATTGAAAATAATTTCTAACTGATTGAAAATGAACGTGAAAACTTTTAAGAAAACGTATAAAAAAAGTGTTGTGAAGCGTAAAGCAACACCTGAAAGTGAATCCAACCAACAAGAAATAGTAATTAAGTACCTTCGTTTAGCATATCCTGACGCGTTGTATTGCGCTTCCGCAGGTGGAATGAGAACGAGTTACCTGCAGGCAATCAAAATGAAGCGTACTGGATACGTGAAAGGCTTTCCCGACTTATTCATCTACGAACCACGCGGATCGTTCTTTGGTCTTGCAATCGAAATGAAGAAAGAGAAAGGTGGTGTCGCATCACCAGAACAGAAGCGGTGGCAGGAACAATTGCGAAACAGAGGCTATGCTTCGTATATTTGTAAGGGAAACGAGGAAGCAATCAAAGTAATCGACGAATACTTCAATGAGTGACACTTGAACATTACATAGACGGAAACTATAAAAAGTTCAAAGAACTTGCGAAAAACATTTCGCGAGGCGAGGACTACTACGAAGATTTGCTTCATGATTCTTTGCTGTCTATGTTTGGTTCGAAGCACATCGAGAATCTAATCGACACAGGCGACTTCGAGTTCTATCTTATTCGCGTTATGTATCTTGCCGTTAACTCACCAACGTCGCCATTTTACCGCCAAACGATTGCGTGGAACAGAAACAGACGCGACTTTAAGGAATACGCGCACGAAGTTGACAAGACGTGGTTAGGCGCACGAATGACAAACGAGCAACTGGATATCCTCATAAGTAGATTAACTGAGTTTGAAAGACTAATCTTCCAAGAATACATCTTCGAAGGTTTTACCTACCGAGAATTTTCCAAACAAACAGGAATACCAACGGTCTTTCTTTACCGCACAATAGATTCAATTAAAACTAAAATACGAGCCAATGTTATTCGCAAAATCAAATGAGTACAAAAGACGACTTGAAATTTGTCGCACCTGTAAATTCTTCGAACCTTCAACGCAGTCCTGCGGACCATTGATTGTGGGTGAAGAAGTAGAAACCGAAGTGTTGTTTCGCAAGAAGTCGATTAAGTTATGCGGTTGCGTTATGCCTATCAAAGCAAAGCTCGCGTTCGCTTCATGTCCCGCGTCGAAATGGAACGGTGTCTTGTCGTTAGAAGAACAGATAGAGTTCAAACGATTCTTGCTCGATATGAAGGCGCAAGGACGTTTGGAGCAGAAAGATATGCTTCGCTTCTATTCGTTTAAGGACAAAGCCACAGGAGCGTTCAACGAGCGTTCTACTTGTCCGCCCTGCGTCAAGAAAGACATCAATACGTTTTTAGAATCGATGAAGGACGTTGATGTTGATTTGAACAATTAGAAACTTAAAACTATTCAGGCAACTTTTGGAAGTACAAACGTATATTTGTATAGTCAAGTATTAATTAGCATTACCCCCTTTTGTTTGGTACTTGACGGCACGAAACAATTGGGGGTATATTTTTTATCGTCGGGAGTATTGAACGGCAGGGTAAAAGATGAATAAGGGCAACTGTGGGATTGTGTTATTAGCCCAATGGTATGACAAAGGAATAAGCCATACGACACACGGAGAGGCACTTCTTCGAAAGATAGATTCCAGACTAACGGACATTGCTGTTCACGTTAGGACACGAAAGCGAAAAGACTCATTCGACAGAGTGATTACATCGCAAAAGTGAGCGTCCAACACTTTGAGAAATCTTAG